GGTGGCGCCAAGCAGCATGAGGAGTGCCGTGATCATGGGAGCAGATTAAGCGGCCAGGGATGCACGGCTTGCTGATGAAGCTGGTTAACCCCCCGATCAGCAGCTTTTGGGCGGCAGATCAGGCGGCGTCGGGGGCGGGGGCGCTGTCCGGGGAAGGAGCGTCGCTGGCCTGGGCGGGGGCCTGGGCCGCGGGGGCCGGGAGGGGAGCCGCCTCCTCCTCGATCGCCTGGCTGAGGTCGGCGAGGGCGCGGTCGACCGGCTCCGCGCCGCCGGCCAGGAGCAGGGCGTCGTCGTCGTCGTCGAACAAAGCGGCCGGATCGACGCGCAGCAGCCGCCCGTCAGCGATCAGCCCCTCGGTGGCGACGGCCACGGGCGGCAGCTGCGCATCGGCGCGCTGATCGACATGGGGGCCGGGCCCGGCGGCGAGCAGGAGGAACAAGCTGAGCATCCGGCCGCGCTAACCTGGATAAGTGGAGAGAGCGGTTATGCGCGTGGTTAAGGCCGCGGAGGGGATTGGGGGGGGCGAGGCGCCTGTCCTGCGGCCGGATAAATGGAGGCGGGTGACGTGCTATGGTCGGTGAGTGATGCACCGACGCGGATGGCGACGAAGCACGGTGCAAGCACCGGCTCAGGCGGGTGGTGGGGCACAAGCGGGTCGGAACCTCGCCGGTCCTGAGCCGCTCTATGGGCATGGCTGAGGAAACCTATGAGGACGGCTACCGCAGCGGCTGGGAATCAGCCGCTGGCGAGCAGCCGATGCCGGAGAGCATGACTTATCCGCCCGAAGGGGAGGCCAGGGATTATCAGGCCGGCTTTCGCTACGGGCGGTCTGAAGGCTTGCTGCACTTCAAGCCGGGGGGCGACCAGCCCGAACCTACGGGTTTGTAAAGCCGGTTGAGACGCCGGGCGTGCGCTAAGTGTCGGCGCTCGCGGCCTTCAATACCTTGTGCGCCCTGATCAATATCGCCTCGGGTGTGCGATCGATCTTCTCGGCCAAACTTTGCAGGTAGCCGCCGTCGGCAAGCATTTGATCGACCTGCTCAAGCTCCTCGCGACACCATTTTCTGCCGTTGGCCATCGTCGCCCATGCTCCTACCGTGCGTGGGAGGCATAGGGTCGCCGACAAACCTTTTTCCCAATCTATGTGAGTGCTTAAGGTGCGGGTTTGTAAGCGGCAAAATCGCCACAAGACTGACGGGTGGCGTGCTAAGGTGGCGTGCGATGCGGAGCCATGAGGTCGAACAGATGAGTGACGCCCCTCGCCAGCTCGGGGCGAACGGTGATCGGCAGCGGTTCAAGGAGCGGCTGAGGCAGGTGGTGAGGCATAAGCTGGTGGAGCCTGAGCCCAAGTGACCGCGGGAGAAACCGCACGGAAGGCGTTCGGCTGGTATCTCATCATCTGGGCGGTGACGTGGCTTCCATTCTTCCTTTTCTTGGCTGCCTGGGCGGGCAGCATCACCTCCGCTCTAAGCTCTGTGGTGAGTGTGGCCGGGGATGGCGATATCGGCGCGGCGCTTTTTCTCGCCGCTGGCCTGCCAGTGCTGGCGACCCCGTTCTGGGTGTGGAGTAGGCACGACGCGAGGCGCAAGCCGGTGGAGAAGCCGGAGTGAACGAAGGGGGCATGGTCCTCCTCTGCACACTTCTTCTCATCTACGGCGTCTGGGCCCTGTGGCGGGGGCTTCGTAGCGGTCGTGACCCGATGTATGATTACCGCCGCGACAGTTCTCCGGTGCTTTTCTGGTTCTTCACCGGCTTCTGGATAGCCACCCTGATCGTCGGCCTTGCCATCCTCACCCCGCTGATCGCCATCCGGGGTTCGTAAGCTACATAATCGCCACAGAAGTACCAAGCAGGTTCTTTTTGCTTGACAGCGTGACGCTGATATGGCACAACGTGAACAGGCTGAGGAAGTGTAGCTGATCGCCGGGGCCGGGGCAGCTTTTCCGGGCCGGAGTTTCAGATCGAAGATTTTTGGGCTGGCGCGGCGGGGGCTGCGGCGGCCTTTTTGCTGTGGGGGTGGTGATGGGGGAGGAGCTGGGGACAGCCGCCGACGGGGGCGGTGATGGCGGGCCGGCGCCCGGGCCGCGCCGGATCGACTGGCGGTGGACCGCCAAGCGACGCCGGGAATTCATCCGGGTGCTGGCGGAGACCTATCGGGTCGAGGAGGCCTGCGCCGCGGCCGGGCTGAGCTGGGCGCAGGTGTGCCGGCTGCGGGTGCTGCACCCCGATTTCGCCGAGGCGTTCGATGAGGTGATCCGCGCCGGTTACGACCGGCTGGAGCTGGAGGCGCTGCGGCGGGCGGGCGCCGCGGCGTCGCGGCCCGGCACGTCGGCCGAGGGCGCGGAAGGCGCGGAGGGCGCGGAAGGGCGCGACAAGGCCGATTGGGCGCTGGCGGCGGCGCTGCTGAAACAGCGGCGGTCCGGCCCCGCCGAGCGGCCATCCGGGCGGGGGAGCCGAAGCGGGGGCGGGGGCGGCGGCGCAAGCGGGGCGGCGCCGAGGCCCGAGGTGATGGCATCGATCATGAGCAAGCTGGCGCCGTTGCGGGCGGCGCAGGCGCGGGGGTGTGATGAGCAAGGCAAGCAAAAGGGGGCGGGCCGGACCGATCCTCAGCAGGCGCGAATTGGCGCGCTTGAATGATCGCGAACGAACGGTGGTGGAGCGCTGGCTGAATTTCACGCCGCATCCCGGGCAGGAGTGGCCGCAAGGCGACTGGCGGGTGTGGCTGATGCTGGCCGGGCGCGGCTTCGGCAAGACCCGGGCGGGGGCCGAATGGGTAAGCCACCTGGCGCGGATGGAGGGGAGCCTGCGCATCGCCCTGGTCGGCGGCACGGTGGACGAGGTCGCCAACGTGATGATCCGCGGCCAATCGGGGCTGATGGCGGTGTCGGCGCCCGAGGACGACGTCATCTGGCGGCCGTCCAAGGGGGTGGTCAGCTTTGCGTCGGGCGCGCAGGCCTATGTCTATTCGGGCGAGAATCCGGAGCGGCTGCGCGGGCCGGAGCATCATGTCGCCTGGTGCGACGAGCTCGCCAAATGGGCTTATCCGCAGGAGACGTGGGACAATCTGAAGCTGGGACTGCGGCTCGGCGCGCGGCAGCGGGTGCTGGTGACGACGACGCCGCGGCCGATCGCCACGCTGAAGCGGATCATGGCGGACAAGGAGACAGTGGTGGCGTGCGGCCGCAGCGCCGACAACCCGCATCTGCCGGCGCGCTTTCTGGCCAGTGTGCAGGCGCAATTTGGCGGCACGCGGCTGGGGCGGCAGGAGCTCGACGGCGAGCTGATCGAGGATGTCGAGGGCGCGCTGTGGACGCGGGCGCTGGTGGAAAGTTGCCGGGTGGGGGCGGGCTCTCACCCTCCCACCGAGGAGCTGGTGCGGGTGGTGATCGGGGTGGATCCGCCGGCTTCGGCGGGCGGGGATGCGTGCGGGATCGTCGCGGTCGGGCTGGGCGCGGACGGGGTCGGCTATGTGCTGGGCGACCATAGCGCCGGCGGGCTGAGCCCCGAAGGCTGGGCGCGGGCGGTGGCGGCGGCGGCCCAGGCGCATGGCGCCGACCGGGTGGTGGCCGAGGCCAACCAGGGCGGGGCGATGGTGGAAAGCGTGCTCAAGGCCGCCGATTGCGGCCTGCCGGTGCGGCTGGTCCATGCCAGCCGGGGCAAGGTGGCGCGGGCCGAGCCGGTGGCGGCTTTGTTCGAAAGCAAGCGGGCGCGGTTTGCGGGCGCCTTTCCGGATCTGGAGGATGAATTGTGCGGGCTGCAGAGCGGCGGCGGCTATGCCGGGCCGAGCCGATCGCCGGACCGCGCCGACGCGATGGTGTGGGCGTTTACAGAGCTGATGCTGGGCAAGCGCCAGCCGCTGCCGGCGGTGCGGGCGCTTTGAGACAGCAGACTTGCAGTTTGATCGATCATGCTGGGACGGTCGGCGGAACGGCACTTGACGAAGTGTGTTTTTGCAGCAACGGGTTCATTGTGCGTGCAGGTTGCACGGCGCATAAGCTCCCCCAGCGTGGTAAGTGGTTGGTCCGTAACGGGAAAACTTTTCTTGACCGCTGACTAATTTTTAAGAGAGTGTGCAGCATGATGAAGGGGCACATGCTCCGGTGCCGGAGTGAGGAAGATGACTGATCATTTGGAGGCAATTGGAAGCTTCGATGAGGCGGTGGATCAGTTCGACCGTCAGCGGCAGGTTATGCTTGCGGATCTGATTGAGGAGCTCGTCCGGGCGGGTGCTGATCCCGAACGGGCGGATTTTGGTCGCGTATTTAAGCACTCGTGCCGAGTGCTGGGTAAGACGGACCTTCAGATGTCCGGTCTGTTCAAAATCAGCCGGCCTACAGTCGGCCGTTGGGCGCGGGGTGTGACCGCTCCGCACCCGATCCTGCGTAAGGCGGTGTTCGATACACTTGTAGTCGAGGCGAAGCGGGCATTGAAGAGCCGGCCGCGCGTTGATTGACGCGTGACGCCTATTTCATAGTCTAGAAAGCATGTTAGGGCAGCCCTCCGTCGGATTGTGGGCTGCCCTTCATGATTCTTTTTTCTGCTATAGAACTCGACGAATGTACGTCGGCCTATCATTGGCACCGCGGCTTTGTAGGTGCGAACGATGCCCTTTATCCACGCCAGCACGACGATTTCCAATCACTCGTAATGGACGGAAGCGTCTGGGCGGCGAAGTCATTACAAGGCGACTACTTAGCGATGGCTTACGCCTCGTTCGATGAGGCGAAAAGAGTTTGTGAGCTAGGCGGACTGATGGTCGTCATGGCCGAACGCGGTAAGGGACTCGGTGCCACAATTATGCGCCTTGCCCTCGCTCATGTACTTGTTGAAGAAAATCTGCTCTCAATCCCCGGCGTGCGCATCGTAAGCCACGTGATCGAGGGGAACACTGATCCGCTAACCGTGATCGAACACGCTCTCAGGTTTCGAAAAGCCGGACCGGTCAAGTATCCCGCCAAGGATCTCCCCGGGCTTCGCGCTCGCGACGGATACGTGCACGGCGAAGAGTTCGAAATAACGGTCCCTGAGTCGGTCCAGGGGCTTGCTGAATGGGCTCGTGCCTGGAACGGCGAGGTCAACGGCGGAACTGCGCATATTGAGCTTCGGGCCGGCGTCGCCATGCGGGACTGGGCCGAAACCCTCGATGCTATCGCGCGCGGGGCGGCGAGGCCGGCGGCGACGCTCGGACACGCGAAGGAAATTCGGGATCGGCCTAGTCCGGAAGCCGGACCGAGGGCGTCTCCTTAAGGAGGATGATATGAAATGGTTCGGCCGGAAGGCCGCTCGGGAGACCGGGCGGCCTTTTTTGTTGCGGGGGGCTTTGGGGGCCGTGGGGTCCGTCCAGGCGGACGGGGTGCCGCGATCCTATGAGGCGCAGGTGCGCGAGGCGTATCTTGGCAATGCGGTGGCGCAACGGTGCGTGCGGCTGGTGGCCGAGGCGGTTGGGTCGGTGGTGGTGGATGCGAGCTGTGCTCCTGCGGAGGCAGGAGCGCCGGCCGCAGGGCTCCGGCCTGCGCCGGAGCACGGGGCATTGCTGGCGGGGCCATTGCTGAACGGCGCGCTGCTGGAGACTGTGGCGACGCAGTTGCTGTTGCATGGCAATGCGTTCGTGGCGGTGGGGCTGGACGGGGCGGGGGTGCCGGCGCGGCTGTTCGCGTTGCGGCCCGAACGGGTCAAGGTCGAGGCGGACGCGGCCGGGTGGCCGGCGGCTTATGTCTACAAGGCGGGCGAGGCGGTGCGGCGCTACCCGGCGATGGACCCGCTGGGGCGGCCGGGGCTGGTGCATGTGCGCGGGCTGCATCCGCTGGACGACCATTATGGGCTGGGCTGCCTGGGCGCGGCGGCGGGTGCGGTGGCGGTGCACAATGCCGCGGCGCGCTGGAACAAGGCGCTGCTCGACAATGCCGCGCGGCCGTCGGGGGCGCTGGTCTATGACAATGGCGACGGGGCGGTGCTGGCGCCCGGGCAATATGAACGGCTGCGCGAGGAGATGGCGGCGCAGTTCAGCGGCGCGGGCAATGCCGGGCGGCCGATGCTGCTGGAAGGCGGGCTGAAATGGCAGGCGATGAGCCTGTCGCCGGCCGAGATGGACTTCGTCGGCGTGAAGGCGGCGGCGGCGCGGGAGATCGCGCTGGCTTTCGGGGTGCCGCCGATGCTGGTCGGGCTGCCCGGCGACAATGCTTATGCCAATTACCGCGAGGCGGTGCGGTCGCTGTGGCGGCTGACGGTGCTGCCAATGGCGGGGAAGATTTTGGACGCGCTGGCGGAAGGGCTGGGGGCGTGGTGGCCGGGGCTGAGGCTGGCGGTCGACGTCGACCAGGTCAGCGCGCTGCACGCAGACCGGGCGGAATTGTGGGCGCAGGTGAGCGCGGCGGATTTTCTGAGCGATGCGGAGAAGCGGGAGATGTTGGGGTTTGCGCGGGTGGCGGGCGGACAGCCCCCTCTCCCGGCCGAGGCTGACGCCTCGACCACCATTGGGGCCGCAGCCTTGTCCCCCGGACAAGGCCAAGAGCGGCCCCAATCCCCTGAAGGAGAGAGGGAGTGATGAGTGACGAGGCGATGCTGGCGCAGTTGATGCGGCAGGCGGGGCAGGAGGGGGCGGCTTTGGTGACGCTGCGGGCGCTGGCCGAGGAGGCGAGCGAGGTCGGGGTGGCGCGGGCGCTGGCGCAGCTGGGCCTGGCCGACACCAAGGCGCGGCGCGACATGGATGAGCTGCGCGAGCTGCTCCAGGCCTGGCGCGATGCCAAGAAGAGCGCGTGGAATGGGGTGACGGCCTGGGTGGTGCGGATCCTGCTGGCGCTGCTGGTGCCCGCGATTATATCGAACGGCGCCTGGGGCAGCTGGGGCTGGAGGTGCATCGCACGCCGTTCCGCTTCGCCGTGGGCGGCGGTGCCCAAAAGGAAGGCGCCAATGTCTGGGCATTGATCCGCGGTACGGAGCGGCCCGACAAGGTGATCGTGGTCAGCGCGCATTATGACCATGTCGGGGTGCGCGACGGCCAGATCTACAATGGTGCGGATGACAATGGTTCGGGCACGGCGGCCTTGCTGGCGATGGCGGAAAACCTGCAGCGCCGGCCGGCACGGCACAGCGTGCTGCTGGTGGCATTCGACGCGGAGGAACTGGGCCTTTTCGGATCGCGCACTTTCATGCAGGCGCCGCCGGTGCCGGCCGCGAACATCCTGCTGGACATCAACATGGACATGATCGCGCGGGGCGACGGCGCCGTGCTTTGGGTGGCCGGGCCGCGCCTTTACCCGGCGCTGCGGCCCGCGGTCGCGGCGGTCGCGAAAAGTGCGGCGATCGACGTGCGGTTCGGCCAGGATTATCAGACGCGCCGGCCCGGACGGGGCCGCGACGCGCTGGCGCTGCGATCCGATCAGGCGGCATTCGGCATCGCCGGCATCCCCTGGCTGTTCTTCACCGCGGGCGAGCATGTCGATTATCATCGGCCCACCGACGATGCGGAGAAGATCGACGGGCGCTTCTATACCTATGCGGTGGCGGTGGCGCTGACGACGCTGCGGCGGCTCGATGGTGATGCCGCCGCGCTCGACGCGGCGCGGCGCGACGGGGCGCGTCCGCGCTGGACCTCGACCATCGAGCAGCCGCGCCGGCGGCAATGAGCCAGGCTTTTTGAGAGCAGCAGTCATGGGGGCGCTTCGGCGCCCCTTTTTCGTGAGCGGCCCCAGGGCGGCTTTTTTGTGTCCAGAGCGGGAGAGACGGAATGATTGAGGTGACGGACAAGTTGGAGGCCTCGTTCGAGGCGCTGGAGCAGAGCCATGTCGAGGCGGAGGGGTTGCGCGGCGAGGTGGCGGCGTTGCGAGCGCGGCTGGCGGCGAGCGAGCGGCCGGCGCTGAGCGGGGCCAAAGCCGAGCGGTCGCCGTTCGTGGAGCGCTATCTGCGCCAGGGCCAGGAGCATGGCGTCGAGCTGAAGGCGATGTCGGGGGCGAGCGATGCGGCGGGCGGCTATGCGGTGCCCGAGGAGATTGACGCGGCGATCGAGCGGACCTTGTCGGCGATCTCGCCGATCCGGGCGATCGCCTCGGTGGTGAAGGTCGGCACTGCCGGCTATCGCAAGCTGGTGACGACGGGCGGCACGCCGGCGGGCTGGGTGGCGGAGACGGCGGGGCGGCCAGGGACGGACACGCCGGTCTTTGCCGAAGTGGCGCCGCCGTTCGGCGAGCTTTATGCCAATCCGGCCGCGAGCCAGGCGATGCTGGACGATGCGGCGTTCGACGTCGAGGCGTGGCTGGCCGAGGAGATTGCGCGGGAGTTCGCGCGGGCCGAGGGGCAGGCGTTCGTTGCCGGCAATGGGGTGAGCCGGCCCAAGGGGTTCCTGAGTAGCCCCAGCAGCGCCGCAGTGGACGGGGTGCGGCCGTTCGGGACGCTGCAGTTCATCAAGACCGGCGCGGCGGGCGCTTTCCCGGGGAGCGACCCGGGCGACGTGCTGATCGACCTGGTGCAGGCGCTGCGCTCGCCATACCGTCAGGGCGCGGTGTTCGTGATGAATTCGGCCACGGCGGCGCGCATCCGCAAGTTCAAGACCGCGGACGGGGCGTTCCTGTGGCAGCCGGGGCTGGTCGGCGGGCAGCCCGATACCTTGCTCGGCTATCCGGTGGTGGAGGCCGAGGACATGCCAGACATTGCCGCGGACGCGACGCCGATCGCGTTCGGCAACTTCAAGGCGGGCTATTTGATCGCCGAGCGGACGGAGACGCAGATCCTGCGCGATCCGTTCACCAACAAGCCGTT